GTACCAAACCTCAGGTGCTAAACCTTCAATCAATTCGTTTTCATCAATACCGACTATTACCTCGGTAACGATGTTGTTGTTCAGAAAAGCGTAGTGTGCCATTATGACCAACTCACATTTCCTGTGCCAGCAGTAAAGGTTGTTATTTTGTTAGCACCGTCTGTTGTTGTTGAACCCGTTAAACCCGAACCAATATTTATAGTAAAATTATTTAAGTAACGCAAAATAACCACACCTGAACCGCCTGCGCCAGCAGCCGTGTATGTACCAGCACCGCCGCCACCGCCACCAAGATTCGCTGTACCTGCTGTACCTGCTGGTGTAGTATTTTTACCACCAGCACCACCGCCACCTGTTCCACCAGCACCAGCAACATCTCCGCCATAAGTACCAGCACCGCCACCACCACCGCCACCATAGGTAACTGATGAACCAGTAATTGCAACTGCCCGACCTGCACCACCAGCACCAGCAAGAGCAGCATTTTCGGGACCAGTACCAGCAACGCCAACTGCTGATGCGCCACCGCCACCACCAGCAGCACGATTGCCTAAACCTGGACCGCCCCAATTACCGTTACCGCCCGCAAAACCTTGACCGCTAGTGCCAGCAGCACCCGTATTTGAAGAATTATGTCCCTGTCCGCCACCACCGCTACCACCAGTACCAGCAGTATTTGTTGAAGCGTTACCGTCACCGCCATCACCACCACCAGTTGAAGTGATTGTGTCAAAAACAGAATTAGAACCTGCGGTAGTTGCAGCACCACCAGCACCAACAGTAACCGTGTAATTATTATTGAGTCCAAGTAATAATATTGTTTCTAAACTCCCCGAACCACCAGTTCCCGTAACCGTGCTACGCAAACCGCCCGCACCGCCACCACCGCCAGGTTTATCACTATCATTAGCGCCGCCACCGCCACCACCAGCGACAACAAGATAATCAACTTGTAGTGGAGTTTCAATTATTGCCTGACCCCACTTAGATACCGCTTGCCCTACTCGTGTGCGCTGACCGTATCTAGACATTGCTAAACCTTACGCTATTTCGTTTACAAACCCGTGAATAATAACAACGTTCGCAGTTGCAGCAAACGCTTTAACAACGAGAGCAGTAGCGTTACCTTGCAACGGCAAACCAGGAACCAACAAATACAAACCTGATTCGGCAGGAACAGTAAACTCGATATTGCCATCAGGTGCAGTAGCCTCACCCCACTCAATCGTCAATTTAACTGTTGATGCAGAACTGTTCACCGCATACAACCACACCTCATGAAAATGTGCTGTGTTCGTAGGACCAGTATGAATCGTTGTACCAGCCGTAGCAGTCTGAACAACCTTGATACCTTTACCGTCAGTCGAACCGCTTAAATGATTTTTAGTGAATGTTGCCATGTGTTATCTCCTATGTTAACCGAAAATTTGTGAACCTAAAACGATAGCCGAATCATCACCCGAAGTTAAACCTGAAGAAGCAGGCGCAGCCCAAGCAGCATCAGTACCGTTAGAAGTTAGCACATACGTTGAAGCACCAATAGCGATACGACCAACCGTAGGACCAGCACCCATCGTCAACAAATCGCCACGAGTAGTCATCGTCGACGCAAAAGTATTCGCCTCATCAGCGTCAGTTGCTGTAAAGACAGGGTAACAAGTAGCGCCAGCAGAATGCGAAGCAGCAGTCGTCCCATCAACACCACGGGTCATAACCGAAAGTGATGAACCTGTTCGTGTACCAACCAAAACTTTTTCTTCAGTAACCAAACCTGGGTCAATCACCATGAAGAACGGACCAGTCGCAGTACTATTCCACGCCGTAACAGTACCCGTCAAAAGTGCTGTGGTGTCACCAGCCGTAATCGAGTTCGTGAGCGTACACGCTGGAGCCGCACCCGCATAAGACCGTCTAGTAACTGCTGCCATCTATACTCCTAATCTTGAACCGAACGCATTGTAACAGTACAAGTTCCTTCCAAATCCCAGTCTTGCTGGTATCCGTCTATCACCTGAAATTCTAAATCTTCAACTACCACAGAATATGTTTCCATGTTCTCTTGATAGTTTACCACTATCGGGTCTGTTACCAAATCCCGTAATGCTTGTAGTTCTGATTCTACATCAAAATAGTATTCGGTGTCGTGTACCCTTAGATGGTGGTGCATGAAGATTGGGACACGAAAAACTTGGCTTCGGGCTGGGGATGCGTAAGCCCTAGCCATCCAACGGGTGAGGGTTGGTGCTGTGGTTGCTGACCCTCTGGCTAATACCAGTTTAAATTTGGCTTCAATAAATTTGGCTTGCGGACCTGTTGATACTGCTTCTGTTGACAACGCTTTTTCGTGAGGTGTCATCGAGGTGTATTCGCCTGAATCTGACGAAATGTATGGGGTGACTGTGCCATATAGGGGGGTGGTTCGGATATCGAATTTGGCTACGAACTTGCGGTCTGGGATACCCCAACGGTAGATGCCTGTAACAATTTCTCCTTCGGTCACATAGTTTGCTGTGTCTTCCACATAGACACCTGCGCCTGATACTGCGAACACCCGTTTGTTATCGTAAGTGGCACACGACAGTACGTTGGCTGTTGATGTGTGCATCAAATCTGTTGCGTGCGCTGGGGTGTTTGTTGCGATGAATGTTGATAGGTCTAATCTGCCTAAACCTGTGGATGTGCTGTCGTATTGTGACCATGTGAACCACACGTATTTGTCTTCGGCTGTGAACGATACGACGTCGCCTGTTGTTGGGATTAGGGCGCCAGCGGTGAGGTTCCCTGCGCTGTCTGGTGTCGAGTATCGGACGCCTTTGTTTGTGCCGATGAATATTCCGCCGAGGTATCCGTAAACAACTTTAGGTATTTCGCCTGTCGGTAGGTCGAGTGCAACAACTGGTTGGTCGAGTACACCTGCCGAGGTGATAGTAATTTTGTAGATTGCTCCACGGTCCCCTGAGTATCCTGCAACATAGATGGCGTTTTGACCTGAAGCAAAACTTACCCAATTCCATGTTGATATCGGATGAACGTAATCGTCGCCGCCGACGTTACCTGATGGGTCATAGTAGAGGTCTGTTGCGCCTGCACCTGAATCACCTGATATAAGCAAATGTCCTTTAACGAAATCAACATAATAGAATTGATGACCGTAAGCAACGTTTGATGCGGTGTGGGATGCGTTTACTTTCCAAAGTCCGAAACTGTTTGTTGTGCCAGCGTATGTGAGATATACGTTTGTGCCGTCTGATGCGATGTCTCTGGCGGTGAGTGCAGGTAAACCTGTTACCGATGTCCATGTTGGGGATGCTGCAAAAGGGTTAGAGGAGTAGCGGACATCTGCGCCGTCTAACATATATAGTTCGCCGTTTGCTACAACCACCTGTAGGTTTGTGTTCGCTGACGAACGTGATTGTTTCGTAGCATTCAACAAAGTTAACTGCCCTTTAGTCCAAGGGTTAACACCTTTGCTTGAGAAGTAACGGTAATCTTGCGCTTCGGCTGTGTCAGCATACTTTTGACCTGCACCGTAATGCCATGACGCTTCACCACGACGCCACAATCCTTGCGGGTTGATTGCCGCTTCGCCTGGGCTTGTTGACTGGTCAACCGAATCACGGACACGTGGTTCAAAACCTCTAGTGAACGTTCCCGCTTTCAAGTCAATCAGATATGGTCTGCCGTTAATAGCAATCGGAAAAATATCTGGTACTAGTGTTGTTGTTGTTCCGCCCGCAAAAAATCGTGGTGCTGGATAGAACGCATCGGTGAAACGTAGTAGTGCTACCACCGTTTAATCCTTAGATAGGAACGTTGGGTATGCTCTTGCTAGGCGTGCTGCTTCTGCTTGGATTCTGTCACGACGCAACCTGATAAGACTTGTTGTGCTGTTAGCAACAGCACCCATTGTTACTTCGTCTGCACGTCGAGTGTCGCCCTGAGATTCTGTGAAGTTGCGTTTAATTTCTCGTGGTGACATCAACCGTATCTGTGCGCCCAAAGCCACAATGTCTGTTACCGTTTCCTGAACACCGCAAACACTATTGATATCTGTTGCTTCTGTAGACGATGCCGTATATGCGGCTTTGTAGACGACACGTAGACGCCCTGGGAATACTGCTTGGTCAAAACGTAAGGCGAACCCTGAAGCGAAGTCGTCGGTTGGTAGGTCACGGATGAGACGGATTTTGCGGGCAATAGGATAATCGTCTGTCATATATCTGACCGACACAGTTAACAAATCTATGATACTTGTCACACTTGTTAGGTCTATCATCGGGTCCGAACCGTTGTAATCGATGTTTAGCGACTTCACCTGAAACAGTCCGTGCATCGGTGAAGACAAATCTGATAGTTCGTCGTTAATGGATTCAAATACTTGCGCTCGAGGGAACCTTGGATTGACTGTAATTACAGCACCAGAGGTGTGTGCCGCAGCAGTTGTGTTATTGAATCCTCTTTGTACCGTCAACGTTTTCGTTGGTACATCTGTCGCCCAAATGTACATCAGTTCTGAATCTATTTCTAAAACTTGTCCAGTACGCAAACCTTCCAGGGGGTAGTCAACTACAACACTCGTACCGTTTGAGGTGAGTGTTGTAGTTAGTTTATTGCGGGCTTCTACCGTTCCTGATAAAAGTTGTCGCAATGTCCTATCAATGACTACTGCTGTTGTTGTCATTTACTTCTTTTTCTTAGCCTTCTTCATTGGTTTGCCAGTTTTCTTTGCTTCCATTTTGGCTGCCATTTCACCTTTTGCTGTGTAAGCAAATTTCTTTTTTCCTACCATTGGCATATTATTTGCCTTTCTTGTTACGTGTGGATATTGCTTTAGCCTTAGAACGTGCATCGGTTTTCGACGACGCACCCCAAGCCTGCAATGATAATAGCAGTCTTGTTGGTTTGCCTTTGCTATCTCTTTCAGGTCCTGGCATATTTCCCATGCGTGCAAGGAATGATGCACGTCGAGGGTTGTCGCCTGATTTAACTGGCGCTTTCAATGTGCCGCCTTTGTATGAGGCACGTCCTTTTGCGTTTAGTCCGCCTGCAGGGTTCTTGCCTTCTTTGCGTTGCCATGCTGGTGTTTTAGCCATGTCATATCTCCAATAAGTTGCCTGAATTTTTTAGTACGTCGCGTACGTTTAACACTACATTATAGGTCATCCCAGGTTTTAAATCTATGTAATGTTCCCCAATGGTGGCTTTGATTGACCGTTGAACTTGTATGTCGCAACGTGGTTCGAACGGAACCCATTCTTTAGACGCTGTTTTGTTTGATGGTTTAACTATTTGTAGTAGTTGTTTTGCTGATGTGTCCCAGTTGAATGCTTCTGTTTGGGGTGCTGTTTGTTCGGCTTGTTTACGGTATTTGTCACGGTTGTTGTAGATGTCTTTGATGGCTTCGGCTGTTGCTTCTTGGTCTGGTTCATCCCAGTCGCCTACGTTTTGCCATACACCTTTGGCTGTTGGGACAAGTGTGGTTGGGATTCTGTGGGTGGCTAAATCTGAGAACTCTCTATGCCCGTGGGCATTAGATACGATGGTTGGTATACCTGCGGAGATTGCTTGTAGGGGCATCAGCCCGAATCCTTCGCCTCTGGATATCGATATAAATGCGTCGGCAGATAATACTAAATCTCGTTCTTCTTCAACGGTCATCCATTCACGATGGACTATGACGTTTGGGTATTCTAAATCTTTTGGTGCGAACAAATGTGGTGGAACTATTTTGATGTGAAGTTCTGCGTCGGGTAACTGTAGTTTGTTGAATACTTCTAGTACGACATCCAGACTTTTGCGATACCATTCGGAGCCGCCGCATAACAGTTTAAATTTTTTGTTTGGTTTATGTGGTTGCGGATACCAGATGGTGCGGTCTACTGCGAGTGGGATGACTCGAACGTTGTCGTGGTATTTGGAAAACAGTTCCCAGTTATGTAAACTTGGTACTAGAACTGTTTTGAATTCTTTTACATACATTGAGAATTCTGGTGGTAACCAGTTTGTTTCCCACATTGTTAACAGGTGCGGGGTTTGTTGTTTGTGCCAGCCTTTAATCATGTTTGGTCTTAAAGCAAAAACTGTGTGTTCTGCTAAGTCGTCAAACGTGACGTGTTTGGATAGCGCTTGGCGTAAGCCTTGAACCATTTTGCCGTACCCAACTTTAGGTATATCGACTCCGACAAGGTTCAGGTATTTGGTAGAATGCCCGTCTCCACTTGCCATGGTTCTTGTGCTCGCCTTTCTACTTCTGCTGCACCATCCACACGTTTAGGTTGCAGACCGTTAGCACGTAACCGTTTGTATGCGGGCATATCTTTCTTCCAACCTTGTTCCGTTGTGTTATGTTCCGCGACCTTAGAGCCACGTGAGGTAGTGCTGTTTGTTGCCATTCTGATTCCCGCTACTCTGCATCCGAAGCACCCTTCGACATCCAAGTTGGGATGTGTTTCCCTATGTTTCACGTAATGTAACTCCCGTATCCTGCGGCTGTTAATGCTGTAACTTCTTCTGCTGTTACTTCGTTGTTGTGTCCACCATAATATGTTTTTGTAACGGTTGTCATATCTGATGGCTGCTTTTGTACATATGAACTGTCGGTTAGTAGGTACACGTTTTTGCCTCGCGGTGATGCCACGATGTGTGTACCTAGCCTGTTCGCTGCACGTTGTTCTTTTGGTAGATATTGTCCGTTCATGTATTCGCCGACGATTACTGGAACAACTAGGTCTTCGGTGGGTGGGCTGAATGTGGACATTATGTGATGCTCGCTCCGTATCCTGCTGCTGTTAGTTCTGCTACTTCTGTGTCGTCTAAGAAAATGTCATGCCCACCGTAATACACTTTTGATATAAGTTCTGGTCTGCGTGGGTCTGTTATCTGATATGTGCTGTTTGTTAGTTTATACAGGTTGTATGCCCTGATTCCTTGCGGTGCGAACGCAAACAATCTGTCACTACCTTCAGCGAACTTTGGTGCGAAAGCATATGTTGATGTGTTTGGTACACGGAAGATATGTGACTTAACCCAGTCGGCTGTTTGTGTTCCTGTGCCTGAACCTGTTGCGGTGCGACGATTGATACGGGCGCCAACACTTTCCGATGTTCCCAAGCCTGAACCTGTGGCTGTGCGGATAGATACCAGCAGCCAGTCGGCTGTTTCTGTTCCTGTGCCTGAACCTGTTGCGGTGCGAACACTCACAACTAAGTCGATACCTATACCCGACCCAACACCCGAACTTGTTGCGGTACGTACTGGTATCAAAACACCCGTTGTAGTCGCTGTCCCTAAACCTGAACCTGTCGCTGTTCGTGGTGCAATATGCAACCCAGTCGAGTCCATAGTGCCAACACCAGAACCTGTAGCAGTTTTTATTATTGTCAACAAACCTGTAGCAGTTTGAGTACCTGTACCTGAACCTGTTCCTTGTCTTTGTCTTAAGACAGATGCACTACTTGATGCTGTACCTAAACCTGAACCTGTAGCCGTGATGGTGAACACGGCACGCACACCAAGATAGAAACGACCGCCCGTAAGGTACGGGAAACTGAAGTCTGTTAGTTGACCTAAACGTGTTTGCGATGCGCCATGCACCGCAGAGTCTGTACCTATTCCCGTTCCTGTTGCTGTGCGTTGTACTACCTGAAAGTATGTTCCCCGATAAAACGGGCGTGTATCAACAAACGGTTCTTTAAAACCTGTAACTGCTGTAGTCATAAGGGGTTATCCCCTATGTTTAATCTAGGGACAGGGTTAGTGTAGTGATTTGAAAAGTGTCACCAGCAGTAACCGCCGCAGACGAAGACAACGCACCAGTCCACAAAGCATTACCCGCAGTCGAAGCATCCCACGCAGACCAATGCGTAAGTGTTTCCGTTGAAGCAACGTTAGTCCATTCAAGAGTCGCTGATGTTGCAATAGAACCAGATGCTGCTGAAGCCCAAGCAGCAGATTTGCGTGTTGTTTCGCCAGCAGCGTTAGATGTCGCTGCTTCACCAGGGTCGCCTGTATGCAATTTGATATACACAGTTGTCGGCATGGTCCAAGCAGTTGTACCTGTTACGTGTTCAAGAATTTTGTTTTCGGCGTAGTTAGAGATAGACATATAAACCTTTCAACGTGACGAGTATAGCAAAAGCAAAAGCCCCCCGCCGAAGCAGGGGGCTGTCGCTTATCAAGTGCTACTAGTTAGAACCGATTGATGATGCCGATTCGATTCGACGAAGCGAAGCCTCGCGGAAGCGACCGTAACCACCAAGCCAGTACCAACCGACTGGTTGCAAACGCATCAAAACGTCGGTCACGTTACCGCGAACGATTTTTGGTACAGCGCCGTTACCGTCTTGTGTTGCGTAAGCCTTAGCAAGAGCCTGACGACCCATGATGTGTGTGCAGTATGCATCAATCGTACCAGTTGAACTGGTACCGTTTGAAGCGTTCGTGAACACTTTGGCTCGTGGTGTCTCAATGAAACGTACCGACTCAAACAAGCCGATTTCGCCATTGTAGATACCTTCTGGGTTTACGTAGTTCGCTGGTGTACGCCATGCTGATACGTCTGTGTTCGAACGGAAGTCGTACGACACGTCTGGGTGGATGTAACCCATGTAGGAACCGTTGAAGGTTGCTACGTTTGCTCCACGAAGTTGTGCAACAACTCTGCGAACATCGTCAGCGTGAAGAATGTCATCTGTTGAGATTGATTCTCGGCTGGTTGGGGTTGTTGTGCCACCTGTGGCGTAAACGACGTTGGTTCCTGCGGCAAGAACTTCACGGATAACTTGGTCGATTGAATCGCCTGCGTTGTATCCGATGATGTTCGCTGCTGCTGAATCAACATCTGTGAATGCTGTTCCACGGAGTTTTGCTGTTGTAACAACTGCGTTGCCGTATTCAGCCAAGGTAACTGTTACCTGGCTGTCTGAGAGCGCTACTGGTGTTACGTCAGTTACTTCGTTCAGCGTTGATGTCGCTGCCGAAATGTCTGCGAAGATGGTGAATGTGACGCCAGTTCCAGGCATTGCCTGTTGTACTGGTTGTACGTCTGCTGCTTGGTCGAACAAGAGTTCTGAACGTAATGCGAAGTACGCAAGACGGTCGAATGCTACCTGGTCTACCGAGAGAGACGAGAGTTGGGTTTCGCCTGCCATGATTATTTATTCCTTTTGTTTTGAGGGGGATATTATTGTTGTGCTGCCCGTGCCTCAGACAAAATTTGTTCTACTTCTCGTGGCGAAGTTGCTTCGTTTAACCTTCGTGCCCAATCAACTGGTGGTTGAGATGTTTGGCTTCCAGCGGCGACTTTATTGGTTCGCTGCCATGCCTGCATCTCATCCGCAGATGGTTGAGTCTGGGGTGGACTAATCAATTGCGCCTCTACAGCAGCCTGACGAATCGCATCTGGGTTAAGGTCGCCATCGTATGCTTTAACGAAATATTTTGACATCGGTTGAAGCGGGTCAATGCCTGCTTTAACAAATGCTAATTCTCGTTTCGCTGACTCGGCTTCCGCCACCTGCTTTCGTAGGTCTGCGGTTTCCTTTTCCAATTGCTTCATCCTTGCCCTAACTGGGTTTCGGGTTTCGGATTCTTCTATCTGGTCTTCGCTGTCGTAGTTGTCAAACTCTGACATATGGCACGCTCCTGTTTCTGCCCACATCGCAACGGAGGGTTGTGATGGCTGCTATTGATTTGTCACCCCGAATTGCTCCACACAGACTGGGGGATTCTGTGTAGGTTCCTACTTTCGTATCACGTTCGATATTACACACCTTGTTTGGTGTTGTCAACTATCTCACTATTCGATTGTTTGTAGGTTGACTTTTCCGCCTGCTTCGAATTCTCCTCGGCGGCGTCGTTTGCGTGTGCCTACTCGTTGGGCTGCTTGTGCGCTTGTGCCAAGGGTGCCTGCGATGGCTTCTTCTTGGGTTAAGGCTTCTTCGCCCATTAACGGTCTGTATAGGCTTTCTTGTTGTTTGAAGGTGGTGAATCCTGCTTGTGCTTCGGCTTCGGTGACGCCTTGGCGGACTAGTTCTTCAGCGGACGTGGCTGTTAGGGCTATGCCTGCTTGTTTGCGGGCTTGTGCGCCTACCTCTGCGGCTCTGGCGGCACGCAGGATGTTGTCTTGGGCTTTGGCTGGGTCTACGAAGAATGCTGCGATTGAGCCGTCGTCTAGGTTGTACAAAGTTTTTAGTTCGTTGATGACTGTTGGGTCGGCGTTGCGTACAGCCTGATAGCCCTGTGTCACTCGTGCCAAGATTTCATCTGGGGAAATGTCGTTGATGAGGAAGTTTTGTAGCGATGCGGGGTCGTCGTAGAATCCTGCTGGCATTCCTGAGTCACGTAAGTTTCTGCGGTATTGCGATTCTAAGAGAAGTGTTTGGCTAACGGAGTAGACAGGTTTGCCTGCTGCTCGGCGTGCTTCGTTTGCTGCAAATCGTCGTTTAAACGCTGGTGATTCACGTAGTTGGATACCGATTTCGTCGACTGTTGATGTGCCTGTAATGAGGCGGTTGGATAGGGCTGTGCGGATTTCGTTAACTAAATCTGGGTCATCTAATCCGTAGAATGCAAGAGTTTTTCTGAGGATGGTTGTGGCTGTTTCATTGTCGCCTGGTGGGATAAATGAGACTGCACGACTAGTTGTTCTGACTGGTTCTTCGTCTTCTGTTTCTGTTTGTCTAACAGGTTGTCTACCTAGCCCATAAGCGGTTTCTTTTGGGGCGTAAGCAGCAGCGATTTCGGCAGTAAAATCACGGACAGGTGCTGTAACAGGGCGACCACGTGCTTCAGATAGGGCTTGTAGGTCTTCTGGTGTCATTGACATTAGATAATCTTTCCGAACGCTTGAGCAATATTAGCCGACAAAGAACGTGCCTCATCCTTAGCATTATTAGTTCTTTCCCAACCGTATTGTGGGTCAGAACGTAATAGTTTTTCCCATTCGCTGTTAGTCATCAAACGCTTCTTGCCTTCTTCACCGAAACTTACCGCTTGTTCAAAAGCGCCTGTGGACATATCAATAGCGTTTTCGTCAAGTTCTAAAAGTTGCGCTGCGCTTGTTTTGTAATTCGCGGCAATGCTTTTCATTGTCATGCCCTGGTCTAACAAATCTTTCAAATGCCCATAACGTTGCCCAGCAAATACTCTTTGTTGACGTTCGTAATCGGCTGGTAAAATTTGTCCTGTCAGAACTTGTTCAATGTCGTCGTCTGATGGATTACCAAAGAATGATTTAGCAATGTTTTGTGTTCTGATGTAATCAGCAGATTCTTTTACACGTTTCAACGCTGTTGGGTTTATGTAATTATTTGCGTCATCTTTTTGAAAGACTTGTTCGTAAACTTTTTGTTTGAGGATGTCACCTTCATATCCAAAGTTGATGGAATCTGACACAAATTTGGTAAAGTCGCTGCCTTCAAAACCTAATGTGCCTACAAGGGATTGAATGGTTTTTAGTTGTTTTGAGGTTGATATTTCTTTATAAAATTCTGTGCCTTCTAATTGGGCTTCAAAACGTGCTCTGCCTTCTGGTGTTTTGTATGATTCTTCGGCAATGGCTGTGCTAAGGACTTTAAACAGTTGAGGATATTTAGTGCGGTCTAAGTCGAGTAGCCATGCTTTTGCTGGGAATTGTTCTCGAATTATTGTTTCCCATGCGTTGCTAACCGCTGCTGCTTCTGGGGCTTTGCCTTCGGCTACGGCTGTTTTGTATTCTTTGCGTAATATTTCACGGTTTGCTGGGGTGTTTTCTAAACCACGGGCGATGAGTTGTGCGCTTACAAATGCTTTTCGTTTGGCTACGTCAACTACTGGGGCGGCGGCAACGCCCGAGCCTACTCCAGCACCTGCGCCTGCTCCAGCACCTGCACCTGCTCCAGCACCTGCGCCTGCTCCTGCTCCAGCACCTGCACCTGCTCCAGCACCTGCTCCTGCACCAGCGCCCGTGGCTACTGTCGGTTTCATGGCAGCAAATCGTGCGTTTTCTGCACGGTCTTCCATTGGAGCAACTGTCGAAGTTCTACCTTGTTGACTTAAAATCGCTGTAGGAGTACCAATAACTTTTGGTGTTACCGTTGGCGCTGGCTTATCTGCAATAAATTCTACCGTTGATTTGTTTTCTCTTACAGTTTGCGCTTCACCAGATTTAGGCAAAACAAGTGTTGCCAATTCTCCAGCCTGCACTTTTTTCAAAACTTGTTGTGCGTCACGCAATTCTTTTTCTTCAATTTTGCCACTTTCAAAATCAGCAGATGCTTTATCTAATTGAAACTTAGCAACACGCAACGCCGTTTTTTGTTGACGTTCTTGATTTTCTGCTTGCTTCTTTAATCCTTTTAACTGGGGGAGAAGTTCATCTCGAACTCTTGTCAAAGAATAAACATCGTTTTTGTATTTAAGATTGGTTACGCCTTCATCTAAAGCGTTTTGAGCAGCCTTGAGGTCTTTTGTTATTTGTGCAAGGTCAAGTTTTTCTGTAACAATTTCTTCGGGAACAAATTCATCTTTTGCCAACCATGCTGGGGGATTCTTAAAGAATTCGATAACATCTGTTATTGCACCCCAATCTTGTGGCGAGGTTTTTTCAGAAATTTCACCATTCAACCAACGGTTATATAGATATTGTTTTGTGCTATCAGGAACAATAAGGTTTTTAATCCATTCGGGCATCGGTTTTTGTTCAGCCATTATGCCTGTCCTTTAATTTTTTTATCAAGAATGTCAAACAAACCTAAAGCACCAACCGCTTGGGCTTCTGGACCAAACTGCTGCTGAACCTGTCCCTCGGCGGCAACAGCAAGACTTGGTGCACGAACACCACCCATTGCTTCGGTAATTTCCATACGCTCATAAGTTTTCACAAACTTTTCAATCTCGTTAGGTGACAGGCTACGCCCTAATATTTCTTGAGTTGTTTTTTGTAGCACGGAACGGATGTCTTGTTTTGCTGTGGTGCGAATAACTCTGCGAGGCGCTACATACGGTTTTACTTCTGCAAGAAATTTGTCTAAGGCTGCATCAATCGTTAAACCTGAATCATTTGCGTAACGCATAAATTCTTTTGTTATAGAAATGTCTTCAGTACCAAAACCTGTTCCGCCGAGAGGTCTACCGTTTTTGCCGTATAACCCTCGTGATGCTAAAGCGTTTTGAAATAAATCCCTATCGGCTTTGCCCATGCGTGCAAGTTCGCTTTCGGCTTCCTCGTCTTGGTATAGTCCGCGTTCGAGAACACCCGATTTATTTAAAAGTTTTTGCCCTTGAAACAAAATATCAAAACCTTGACGTTGACGTGTGGCGGCATCGCCGCTATCTGAAACAGTTCCGCCAAGAATATCTTGTGGGTTGAGTTCTCTAAGTTGCGGCGCTGTTAAAAATACTTTACGACCTGGCAATTTAACATCTGGCGCTAACCCACCAGATACCTTAGGCGCAATAATAGGAGCCTGAGCAGGCGGTGGGGTGACTGGTGCGTTAGGGTCTGTTGATTCGTTGATTGACATTAATCTACCTCTGCCGCAAGTTTATCTTCAAAAATTCTTGCGAACTCTGGGGTTTGTTGTACGAGCGTTGCAGCAATACTAGCCAACCAATCCTTTAGAGGCTGTGTTTTTGGTGATTGGAAACTTGAGAACCCTGCTGCTGCTGCGTTCGCTAATGCTTGGTCACGGGCATCCAAATATTCTTTGACTGCGTTCGCTACGTCGTTGTCGGCTAAACGGTTATCGGTTACGGCTGTACGCAAATCGTTGATGAAGTTAGGGAATTCGCCTGGGTTGAAATCGGCTTTAATTGGGAACCCTGGGTATTCTTTGTTGAGGAATCCACGCCATTGGCTTAGCCAGTCTCGTTGTTCTTGGTTGAGGGTTGCACCAAGTTGGTTGCGTTTCTCACGGTAGATAGATGCGCCGATGCGGTATTGGGCTGCGGCAACCATTTCTTCTGCTGTCAAACGTTTGCGTTCACCTTTTTGGATTTGACGGTTAAAGGCTTCAAAACTAAACGAATCCCCACCTGGGGCAAAGAACCCTGCAATGCCTTTGTACTGTGTCATCAGGTCGTTGTTGTCTTTAGCCCAATCGGAAAACACTTTGGTTGGTTCGATACCGCTGGTTGTTGGTTCAGTTTTATGACCCATGTAGATAAATGAGTCTTCACCAAACTGTTTGATAAATTCTGATACGGCGGTGTCTGGGTTTTTCGTTTTAAGTTTGTAGAACTCTTGCGAGAGTGATGATGCGATGATGTCACCGCCGTCGGTTTCTAAACGAAAATCAATTTGTGGTGAGGCTGGTCCTGTGAATTGGAATAAGGCACGCATTCCTGCGAGGACTTGTGCTTTGCGGCGTGCATCAGCATACAGTTTTGCCATGTCGTTAGCATCTTTGGTGTTGTAACTTCCGCTTTGAATTTTGTGGCGGACTACTTCTGCGTAGGTGTTGGCGTAAATTGTGCCAAGTTTTCCCGTGTCACCTTTAATTGCTTCGAAGCCTCGAACAGCCCATTGCGGTGCGAGCGACGATACACCTTTTTCGCCGTATGGCAAAATCATTTTGCGAATAAATTCTAGTTGAGGGACATCTGGAAGTATGGCTGATGCTGCAATTTGTATGACTGGACCGCCGCCTGGCAAGTTCAATACTTGGAATGCGCCTTGTATTGGGAACTGAAACATTGCCCCTGCCCATCCGCCAATAGGAAAATTGAATACGTTTTTGCCGTTTATCGGGTCTTCTGCAAACCATCCCGATAAAGCGTTGTCTGAGTTGTCTGAGTCGTAGTCTGCTGCGTCGAATGCGAGTTGGGTTTTGCGGATTCGTGATGGGTCTTCTACAAGGTATGAAGTGTATTTGCTGAGTGTTTCTCTGAAAGCGGTGGCGAAAGGAACGACAACTCTGAGGGTGTCTTCAATGTTCGATTTTTCCACGGCGTTGTAGAGAACTTCTCTTAATTCTTGAAGTGCGACGATGGATGAAAATTCTTCTAGTTGTTCTAATGTGCCGTCACCTGTTGCAACTTTGCCGAATATACGATTGTATATTTCTTTGTTGCCAACATATTTTTCTGGTGTTAAACGCTTATTGTTGTTTGCAATATTGATTTCGTCTACATATTTGACGATGTTGTTTTGTAGTTTTTGTTGTTCTGTCGCCGATAAAAGGTAGGCGTTATCCGCAACATTTTTGTAAAACGATTGACGGTATAGAGGTGAGCGTTCTAGTTTTTGTGTTGCTGTGCCAACCAAATCATTAAAGAAGAATTTGACAGCCGAGTTCATAAATCCAGCAATTTTGCCTAAGTCTTGTTTTTCGTCAACTTGCATACGTTCCGCACGTTTAACCATTTGTGCTAATTCGTTGCGTGCACCTTTGAAATCGATTAGTTCACGTAGTCGTTCGCTGCCTAACAACGACAAGTCTTTTTGTGGGTCGCCAAACGCTACGCCTTTTGCTATTGGTTGAACATCTGCTTTTGTTTGTGTAACTAATTTGCCTGGGTTAAAAGGGTCTGGGACTTGTACTGTTCTAACATTGGTGATGACGCCTTTTTGGTTAACGCTTAGTTGGACAACTGTGCCTGGTTGAATGTCGGCTGGGTTTAAAAGTTTTGAGGGTGCAACTGTTTGTCCTTTAATTGGTCGATTGATGCTGTCTTCAACAAAAAGGTTTGCTGAATCAATATTGGTTTTTCTTGCGGCAACTTGGAATTCTCCAGGTGCGCCAAAAGGTACTGGCTCTAATAATGGAACACGATTGTATGATGAAATGAATCGCAAATCTTCATCGATTTGACCTGTTGCTACATCTTTTTTTAGTACGTTAGAAATTTTTGATGTTGCTAATTTGTCTACCCATGCGGCGATAAGTGTGTTGTCGTCCGTGTTTCTTAGTTTGATAAACGTTGAGCCTGAACCTTTAGGGTCGGCAACACGCACGCCGTTTTTAAAATAGTTAAGTATTTTTTTGCGGGCTTCACCGCCTTCGGTTGTTGTCTGCAACCAGTCAACTATTCGAGCGGTTCTTTGATTTTGTGGAAGTGACCAAAGTTGGGCAACTTTTCTTAGGATTGGGTCTGCGTTAATTTGACCAAGATTGTCTACGTAGCCTGTTGTGTGCGCTGTCGCGTCGGTGGCACGGTTAACTAAACCAAAGTTTTGTGAACGCCTTAAATTTTGGTTTGCGTTTGTTGGGTCTACTAAATGGTTGTAGACGCTAAGATTTATTGCTTCTGAAACTTCTTGTGCAGCAGCGCTAAAATTTTTGCCGAAAGCATCATCGAAGATGTTTTCAAAGGTCAAGACCTTTGCGTCTTTACCTAATAGTGTGCCGACAAAACGTTGGTTCATCGCTATTTGTATAAATTGTAATGGGTGCGAAAAAAAACTTTGGTATCCGTTGGCGGCTATTCTGATATGTGAATCGATTAAGTTGCGGACAACATAACCGCCAGTTGCCAACACGAATGGTTTCCAAACTTCTTGTTGAAGTTGTTCGGCAGCAGCAATGATGTGGCGCTGATTGCCATCTCGGTTAATTGCCGCTTTCATAATTGGGTTGGATGTAAGACGTTTTAGTTTTCTGAAATCTGGCAAAACATATGTTCTTTGAACCAATTCAACTAGCGCTGTTGGACTTATCATTTGCAAGGCGTCTTGTTCTGGTGGCGTAAAATTGTTTAATTGATTTGGGTCTATCATCCCGCTTGCTTTCAACATTTGGATTGCGCCACCATCGTCAATTTGACCTGCGGCATCAACGGCATATGTTGCTATTCTTGCTTTTTCTGCGTCTTTTAATTCTTTAACTGCTGCACCAATACGTTTATCGCCACCACCTAAATCGTTAACCAAGTCAATGAAATCATCAAATAGTTTGTCGTTTAATAGATTGCGGTCACCTTCTGGTGCGCTTAAAGCAACGGCGGCTTTACCCATAAACTCTTCGTATTTTGCTGCTGCTTTTTGTGGGGCGCGTACACCTTCTAGATATCTGCTGTAAGTTTTTACGGCGTTTGAACGGTCAATTGATGTTCCGTTCACAATGGCTTGTTCCGTAGGAATTGACGACCACCATCGACCATTGCGTATAGTTCGGTAAAGAGGGACTCGTTCTCTCGCTAATTCTCTAATTGCGGATGTTGCGCCGACACCTTTTACGTCGCCAATAAGTTTTGGAAAAAAACTTTGTTGTGTTCTTGGGTCGAGCGCTGCTGATGCTTGTCCAATTATCGCTTTAATTTTTATTGACTCGTCGGCTTCGGCTAACCGCATTGCCGCTTCTGGGTCAATGCGATATTTGAAATCTGCCATAATTTTTGCGGCTGCTTTGCCTCGTTCAAGTTGTGCAGACGCTGGAGTCATTGTTCCGTTTTGTGCTTGAATCACAAGATTGTCTGATGCAGTTTTGGCGTAACCAGAAATTCGTTCTGTTAGTCTTCGGGCTTTGTCGTTGCTTTCAAACCATTGAAAATATTTTGACCCGACAAACGCTTGAGCGTTTGGACTGTTTAATCCCGCTATGCCACGTTGAGCGATTGACTCTGCTGCTTGGGCTTCTGCTATTGAAAGTTTTGGAATTATTTGTGATTCAACTAAACCTGTTTCTGAAAGAACTTCTCCAACTTTGCGGCTGATGGCTCGTGTGCCAATTAATCCTTTTACTGTTTCTCCACCAGCAAGGTCAACAACTTTTGCTGCTTTGATTCCTTGACCAACGACAATAGTTGGGTCAGCAAAAATATTTACGGAAGCGTCGAAGAAGCCTGATAGCAGGGAGTATTCTTTTGTTCCTGGCGTAAACACAAGGTTTGCTGCGCCACGCCCAACAGTCCATGCATGGTTGTTGATTGTCCCACGAAACTCTTTTGCTCTTTGTGCTTGTGTTACAGCGGCTTCCCCACCAAAAAAGAATCCTTCGCCTGAGTCTTGCCCTGAGAGCATTGTTCCAAGTTGTGTTGAAGCAAATACCCCTGCTGCGCCTTCTGGGTCATTTGGTGAAAATATTTGTGATGCAACGTTTTGTGTTAGGTCTGGAGTAAGTTGTAGTGCGGCGAAACCCCAACGTGTTGCGGCTTTTACTTTGCTGTAAATATTTCTATCAAACCAGCCTTTAGGGTCAGATTTGTTTGGGTCGTTTTGTGTAGCAAGTTTTGTTGCTTCCATTTTTGCTACAGCGTCAACAGCCTGTTTTGATAGCCCTGGTTGTTTTGCCATGTCTAACAAGACACGTGGCGACACCCATCCGTTCTGTTTATAAAGTTCAGATACTTTTGCTGCTTGTTGTGGGGTTACTGTTGCTTGTATCTTTTTTTGTGCATCAATGTTTGCTTGTGCATCTTTGTCGTTGTTGTCTTCGTCAACAGGGTCAAATGCGCTAAATACACCAGCCATTAGTATCCTTCACGGATATATGAGTCCAACATATCTGCGAGTTCTTCGCTTGGGTAGGCTGCGTATAGTGCTCTGAGTTCGTCGAGTATTGGGTCGCCGTTGCGTACACCTGAGTATCCGCTCATCGGAGCCATTCTCCCTGGTCCGAATGGTGCGCCTGCTGTTACTGGTTCGTCTGGGCGTTCTGTTGGTCTGTCTAATGGTCCGAATTGTCCTGGGCGTGGTCGTTCAACTGCTGCTTGTGGTGGGGCAACTACTGGTTGTGGTGATGCTGCCATCGGTACTTGTTGTTGTGCCGCGATTTGTTTGCCTGCTTCACCGTAAGTTTGACCTGGGGCTGCTTTTGCCGCCAACTTTTTTGTTGGGTTCCTTAAATCGGAACGGTTCGGATATTGTTTTGCCATTAACCTAATCTCCCTGCGAGGCTAAGTACACCACCTGGTGTCCCTGGTTGTGCTGATGCTCCTGCTTGTGGTCCGCCAAGTGATGCGAGTAGTCCTTCGATGCCTCCTCCGCCTGCTGGTCCTGCTGGTGCTTCTGCACCCATTCCTGGTGCCGCTAACCCTGGTTGTGCTTCTGGTGAACCTGCTGGAACTGCTGTTGCTTGACGTTCTTGTGCGCGTTCGTTTGTTCGGCGTACTGCTTCGTAGAGTGGAACGTTTTCTTCTACTGTAAGTTTTGTTAAATACGCTAAATCTTCTGGCTGGTATGGTCCGTTAGGGTCTGCGGCTTGTGCTTGGATGCTGGACAGTAGTGCGGCTTCCATTGATTCTGCTGTGATGCGGTCTTTTTCTAGTTCTGGGTCTGTGATTAGCGGGTCGGCTTCTCTTGCCGATTCTTTTGACATTAGCCCTGTGCCAAGTCGTTGACCTAATCCTACGATGAGTCCGTTGACATCTGCGCCTGATGACGGGTAGTTGACGTAGTGGAAGTCTGTTTCCCAAATTTTGTTTGGTACGTAATCTACTTTGCCGATTCCGTTTCTTCCTGCGATGAAGAACGATTTTTCTTTTGCACCCCAATAGTTTTTTTCGATTGCGATAGCAATTTTGTCTTCTTCCATTAAAGATTGTGCGAAGATTGCTTGGGCTTCTTGTACACGGAAGTCGACTGTTGCTGAGAGGATTGATTCGCCTCGGCGTCCTGTGCGGATGTTTGTTCCTGATTCGCCGCCGAACTCTGCTGGGATTGCGCCTTCTAAGCGTTCTTGTCGTTCGAGTCTGTCTAGTGCGACATCGGTTTTGTAGCCTGGGTTTGTTTGCAACTGTTGGATGTCTCCGCCTTTGACTACACCTAACTGTCCTGTTTTGCCTTCTGCCATTTGGATTATTTCTGGGTTTTCACCTGGGCGTGCTACTAGGTATTCGTCTGGGAAGATGCCGCGTTCGATAGCGATTTCTGTGAGGGCTTGTAGTCGGGCACGTGTGTAGTACATTCCCATTACGCCGTCGAATTGTCCGCGTGGGATGTCTAACGAGATTCTTTTTGGGATGATTACTAAAGGCATTTGTGTGCGGTTCGGGATGCGTTCTAGTTCGATTACTTCGATTCCTTGGCGTTCAACCATTGTGTATTCGACGTTGCTTTCTGCGCCCATTACGCAGATAACTATTTCTTCTTCGTCGACATATTCGAGGATTGTAAATTGTGTGTCGTAACGTACTCTGCCCATGCGGAGTTTGCCGACTACTTTGTCTGAGTAGTTTGCTACTAGCCAGTTGTATGGTTTGAGGTAGGTGAAGATGCAGTCGTCTGGGATGAGGTTATCTGGGTCGTCTGATACTGCAGGGTATGTGTCTAACGGGTTTCGTACTGACCATTTTGGTACGAGTGTTTTGAAGTCTGGTTTGATGATTACTGGTGCCGATGAGTAGGCGAGTAGGTGGCGTGCGCGTCGACGCATTTTGATATCCATTTTGTTTGTGTCCCAAATGGATAGCATTGCTTTGCGTCTTGTGCGTGAGTAGTCTTTGCTGCGTTCGTTGCCTTCTTTGATTGGTGGGAAGTATGGCATCGGCATTGTTGATGCGACTCGCATCGATGTTTGGTCTAATCCTTGTACTAGTAGGTTCGCTACGTTTGTGCGGGCGTTGCGGTCGAGTTCTGAGAGTGGTACGATTACGTCACCGTTTGCGAGGTCGCGGACTCGGCGCATTTGCGCGAGGATAGGTCCTTGTGTTTCTTGGCGTGATTTGTATAGCGATACTATTTCTTCTGCGGTTTTCATCCAGCACGCTTTCTTTTAGTTGCAACTACGTCTAATATACACTATTTCAGTAGCCAACTGGGGCGCCATTGTCGTGGTGG